CGTTCCGGGTTGTGGTAGCCGCGAATTTGCAGCACTGAGCCGGCCAGCGTGCCGGAGTCCATCATCACCCGATCGTCCGGCAGGATCGCCAACTGCTGACTGGAGTATATCAGGTGGGTCACATTGAAGCCACGCAGGCCACGATCATCGGTGATTTCCGCCTGAATCGGCTGAGCGCGGCACGGCACCGCGGTGTAGATCGTGTTCCCGCCGGCCGGCGGCCACGTCCTGACCGCGGTTCCAGATCCATCGAACGTGACGGCGGGGCGTTGCAGGTCGAACGTGTCTTGCAAATTGGCCGCGATTACCAGATTGACCGCTTTCACCTTCCAGATGCCGAGCGCCCCCGCCGCCCCCTGGGTCAACACCGTATAGGTGTTGGTGCCATCGACGATCAAGTCACCGGGCATCGGTTGGTTCGCATACTGGGCGATCGGCAGAAACCAGTTCCGCTCATGCTCGACATAGACGCCGCGGCTCGCCGCCTTCTCTTTGTCGTTCAGGTCGCGCCACCAGGAATCGGAAATAGTCGAATTGGTGTACAGGCCGGCCGAAGTCTGTTGGCGGAACGTGACCGCTTGCCGGCCCGGCATCAGGCGATACTTACTTCGCAGAAGTTGCGGCACCATCATGTTGGCACACGGTTAGAAAGGTTTTTCGACGTACTGGGCGAGAATCGACCGGGCCTCAGCCAGCGCAGACCGCGGCTGTTGCAACAGCGTATAGGCGTAATCGATGTAATTCTCGCTCGCCAGAATCAATCCTCGTTCGTCCATCGCCTTCATCTGCTTGGCGATCTGATTCGTCGCTTCCTGGAGGTCGGCCGGGATCGTCGTGTAGCCGGCGGTGTACTGAACCTTGATGTTTCCGTCGCCGGTCGGCCAAACTACCCCACGGTCCCAACCTGACAGCGTTCCCTGTCGCAACCCGGACGGATACACCAAGCCGCCCATGAATCCTTGCAGGCCGGTCGCGCCGACCCGGCGCAACAGTCCGGAGTTCGACACGGTCCCACCAGGTCCGTCCATCACGAGCGCGTAATCCTGCCCGAGCGTCAACAGCGTTGACGCCGGGAAGCCGGCCGGGTTCTGCCCCCAGAATCCGGAGAAATCGACCCACACGTTGGTGGTCGCCGTCGCCGGCCGTTGCCGCAGAATCACGTCCGCCCGGTTATCCCCGCTGTGGAATTCGGTGTAGGTGGACGACTCCAAATCGCGCTTCGTCCACTTCTTGACCACGGCATCGGCGGCCTTGATAAAGGCTTCGAGTTGGGCATCTAATGATTGATCGGTGAGCGCAATGCCCATCGAGATTTTCAGGGAAGTGAGGTTGCTCAGCATGGGATCCCTAAACACAAACGGCCCGGCCCAAAAAGGCCGGGCCGTCTAATGGTTATTCGGTCGCCAATTACGAGCCGATGTATTTCAACTGCTCGCGGGCCGTGACCGACATGATGAAGTTGGAACCGCCGGTCACCGTGGGGTTGAACCGGATATACCGCAACGTGCGTTGGATCGTCAGCTCGGTGATGCCGGCCCCGGTGAGGGTCGGATAGGAACCGTTGGCCAACTGGCAATCTACCCAGCCGGTCGAATTGTCGGCCGACTCCTGAATCTTGACCGCGATCGACGTGCCGGCGACCGTGATGGTGCCGACATCGATCGTGACATTCAGCAAATCGTCGAACTTCACCATATCGACGCCCGCGCTGGGGGTCGAGGCCGACACCGCCGATGCGGCCAGCAGCGACTGGGCCGGCGCTTGCGTTTTCAGGTCATGGGCTTTCGTCGAGTAGTGGCACGGCACCGTGCGGATTGCCTGCTCGACTTCTTCGTCAGTGAACTGGAACAGTTCGTTTTTCATCACCATCGCAGATCCCCTAAAGAAACCGATTGAATTCAGGCCGCCGAATCGCCGCTTGTTTACAGATCCGCACTCGCGTCAATGAAGCCGGTCGTGCCAGTCCCCACCAGGGCGACCGAGTGCGCCGCGGCGGTAAGGACATTCGAAGTTGAGAGCGTGATTACGCTCAGCGAATGAGCCGAGCCGGCGGCCGGCGTGGTCGGTGCCGCGTTGGCAGCACCGTCGATGATGAGCTTGAATCCGCCAACGGTCCACGTCACGGTCGGAGCCGATCGCATCAGAGTCGGCAGGGCAATCGAGTAGGTCTGGAGGTTGGCACCCACGGCGGGCGAACCGATCGCGAACGTCGCGCCGTTGACTTCCGTGATGCGGAAATAGTACCGCTGGCACAGAGCGATTTCCATCTCGATGTCGCGATGCTCGAACGGGGAAGCGCTCCCGCCGACTTCCAACTGCACGCCGTCGATGGAGAACGAATCGTCCGCTCCGGCGGTGCCGACTGGCGTGAACGACAGCAACAGGCCGAGCTGGGTCGCCGTCGCCGGAACGGTCCCGGTGAACGAATAGCGCGTCATCGTGGTCGTCAACGCCTGCGTGGTGTTGATGACCGTCGGGACCGCTTGCCAGTTCGTCGATGCCGCCGCGAGATGAGCCGCGGTGTCGTTGCCGGCCGTTACGCTGTGGTTCAGCGCGACCGTGATAAGGGAACCGGCTGCGGAAAAGTTCGCCCCCGCCTTCGCGTAAAAGCTGAGGGTAACGGATTGACCTTGGCACCGGATGGAGTCGAGCGTTTCCAGCACCTGGCCGAGATTGATAACGGCCGTGTTGGCATTCGCCGCGGCCCGCTGGAACTTCAAAGTGTTGGAGAATCCGGGCCGGGTCGCGTCCGTGCCCTGACTGACGGTAATCGAACTGGACGCACCACCGATCGCGAACCACCGGTCAGCCGTATAGGTCACCGCGCTGGTGATGCCCGTAAACGCCGCGGTGCCGCGCTGCCACGGGTTGACGGCGAAATCGCCGCCATCGATCAGATTTCGCGGGAACGCTAAGCCGCCGGATTGGCTCACGGTTCCGCCGGACACCGGGTTGATGCCCGGTCCTACGTTCGTGCTGGCGACGAAGCGCCAGTTGGCGGTTCCGCCGGATTGCGTCAGCACGTTGACCCGGACGCCGCTCACATTCTGCACGTTCGGGACGTGGTAAATGTGACTGGTCGTGTCGGACGGCGAGATAATCGACGTACCGGGATAGACCGTGTTGGCATTCGCCCCGGAGTCTTCGAAAACGGTCGTGTTGCACCAGCCATTGGTGCCGTCGATCGATTTCTGGACCTGGAAGGTCAGGCCGGTATGCGTGCCGTCCAGTTGGATCGTCACCAGGCTATCAAGGGGAGTCTTGTTCCCCGGATTCACCACCGATACCCCGGTCGATGTCCCGTTGGGCGTCGTGTACTGCGTCGCGAAGTGCATCGGCACGCAGCGAATCGCCTGCTCGACTTCTTCGTCCGTAATCACATCCGCGAACGATCGCAGATTCCACGGATCGTAAATGAGTTCTTCGGTCTTCATTGTAAGCCGGCTCCAAAGAATTCTGGTCAGGGGTCTTTCCGTCCTCAGACGGAAGGTATGCGGATTTTTACGCGACCAACAGGGTATCCATCATGGCGAACGATCCGGCGTGGCGAGCGCCAGCGTCAATGTGCTGGATGCCGCGGAGCCACGTTTGATCGTTCTGGAACGCCGTATCGCCCAGCATCGTGGCGAGGAATTCCATCACACCCATCCGGGCCGTGATCCAGTCGGCGAACCGACCCAGCAGGATGTAGGTCAAGTTCGTTCCGGCACCCTTGACTCGCGTATTCGAAACTTGAGAACTGCGCACAACCTTGGAACCGTAAAGGTTGTTCGGCGGCCGCTCGCCGGCGACGCCGCGGGAAGTCCAGAACAGGAACGGGCCTTGACCGTCGCCGGGAACCGGGCCGTCGGCGCGTCGGTTCATGATCGCGGAAAACATCGGTTTCCGCATCACCCAGGTCAGTTCGCTGGCGTCTTCGATTTCGTCCGGCAGACAGCCTTCCATCAGGGCACAATCGGCCGCACTGAAGGTGTCACCGGCTGCGCCGGTGGTGGACGCCGTTCGCAGGATCAGCTTGTCGATGTTGGCCGACCAGTTGCTGCTCTGCGTTTCGTAGGTGATGAGTCCCTTGATCTGGATGCCGCCGGTGCCTTCCAACATGCCGAGGTCCGCTTTCAAAGCCGCCACCCGGGCCATGTCGGTTCGCACCATGCCTTCGGCGGACGGCGTCGCGAAGCGCAGCAGTTCGTTGTTCATCTTCACGAACACGCCGAGCTTTTTCGCGGTGAGGTCCAGGTTGCCGGTCCCTTCCGTGCTGTCCGTCTGCGGCAGTCCTTCGCCGATCCAACTGGCCGTCGCACCACTGACCAGTTTCGGGAACTGGATTCGGCCGTTCGGCGGCAGGGTGATTTCGGAAGCGCCCGCTTTGGCGAACACTTCCATGTTGCGTTGCAGATCGATGAGTTCGCCGAGCGACGGGAACCCGACCAGCACGCCGCCGGCCGTATCGGTCATGCTGCTGAGAGCTTTCTGGACCGCCCACGGCATCCCCGCGCCAGCCTTCGCGGCGATCCAACGGGCCTCGTCCGGATCGAACCCGGTCACCGTCGCGGCCATCTTCTGCTTGATGTCATTCCGAAGTTTGCCGCCGTCAACCCCTTGATAGCCGGCGTCCGGAATGTGTTCGGTGGCGAACGGCACCAGAAAGCCGGCTTCGCCGCAGTGCGGCATGAAACCATATCCCTCGTACAGCTTTTTGAGCTGATCGTGGATGTGCATTTCTTCTTTGATTTGCGGATCGCGTTTGCCGCTGAGCCGGCCGGTCGCGAACTTGACCGCTTTGATGAGCGAGTAGCCGGCGCTGTCGCGGGTGTTGCCGAGCGCGGCACTGGCACGGCCCAACACGCCGGGGTTCAGATTCGCCGGATAGTTGGATTGAGTGGCTTTGTTCTTGAGTTCGGCGACCTCAGCATTGGTCTTATCAACCTTTGTGTTGAGTTTGCCGATTTCGGTGAGAATAACTTGGGTGTCGTTCGCCATTGGCGGCCTCGAATCGGTGTTGTTTCCGAATCGGGCCGAGCGGGAGGCCATCAAAGACGCCGCAGGGGAACCGTTACGACAAGTCTAATGAGCGAATACAAATGATGCAAGTGGGTAAATCAAGATTTTTTGGGTTCGTGCTTCCCACACCATTCGTCGGCGGGCATCAGTGGGAACGCGCCGCGTGGTCCGGTGCCAGTGTACAGGATCACATTTCCGCTGCGGCATTTGCCTTCCCCGGGTGTTGTCGGGGCGAAGAATCGACAGTTGCCGCAGCACGGCCCCGTCTCAGTTTCGGCCGGTTCTTGCGCTGCCTCGACTGGCATAGGTGGCCGCCCTTTTTCATTCGGCTTTCGCTTCGACATTCGATGCCTCAGTGAGTATCCGCCGGCGGACCCGATTGGAGTCATCCTCGATCGACTTAATCGACCCGTCTACCACGCAGACCCGGACCCCGTAGGTTCCGGTGTAATTTCCAACCTGAGCCGATCCGACCAAGTCTTCCAGGGTCCGCAACGCCTCAGCGAGCATCAGCTTGTTGCGAGCGTTGTCGATCATGCGACTAGAACCCTCTCAATGATTTCTGCTCGTGACGAATCTGAAACAGTCAGAAGCGCGAACCGTATACCGCATCGGGCCGACTTCGACTTCGAACCATAGCACCGCGTTGCTGACCCATCGGCGAATGACTCGCCCGACGCCCTGGAATTTATCTGAAGTAACCATTATCTGGTCGCCGTTCCAGGGTGTCGGGGCGGGGTAATCGTCACACGGTCGGCATCTTGCCGCTCATTTCGGTCAGCGCGGCCTGGTTTGCATCGGCCTTCTTGCTTGTCTCGGACAGCGCGGCCAGAATGGCGTTGGTGTCTAAGTTCGGATCCGCCGCCGGCGATGTTTCGCCCATTTTCTTCAGCTTGTTGTACTGCTTGGCGATCTCATTCCGTTGAGCCTTTGCCAGCACCGGGACGCCGCCGGCGGACTTCGCATTGTAGGCGATCGACAGGACACGCATGGTCTCGCTGAGTTCCGCCTTGATGCCGGCCGCATTCTTCCCGGTGGTCCAGACGGATTTGAAGGCATAGCGCTTCTTCCGTTCCTCGTCCGTTTCTTCTTTGTCTTCGTCAATCTCGCCGTCCGCCTTTTTCCCGTCCGGTTTCATCATGCCGGCTTCGCTCGTAATGGCGTTGATCGCTTCGTTCCATTGCGGGGCGCTGTCGATCAAGCCCTGATGGTCCTGGGTCGCCTCAGCGGATTCCAACAGGTCCATCACAGGTGCGAGCAGCGATTCCAGCGTTTCGATGAAGATCTCAGACGCCTTGCGCGGCGATTCGTCGCTGGGGATTTCTTCCGGGATTTCTTCCACCGCCATTTCTTCCGGAACTTCATCCTTGTTGGATTCGTAAGCGTCGCCGATCTTCCGGGTGCCGCAGATGGCGTGGACGCCTTCGGACATCTCGGATTTCCGCTCGGATCCCTCAACCATTTCCTCTTTGGGAAATTGTTCGTACCCCCAGTGGGTGTCTTCGTGGGCCGGTTTGTCGGTCTTGAACCCCTGAGCGGCGCAGTACGCCTTCGCGTCATCCTCGGTGGGGAATTTTTCTTTGGCCAGCTTCACGGTTTGAATGTCGGTGCCGCCGGCCTTCGATTCTTCGGGTTTGGTCGCACCTTCCAGCGAACCGCCGGCGGTATCGGTTACCGTCCCGAGCGCCTTGTGGATCTGCCACGCAATCGCCTCAGCCTCTTGGTCCCGGTAGCCATCGGTGACCATTTGTTCGATTCGCGGTTGCAGCTTGACCTTCAGAACGTCGGGCCATTCCGACCGGGCCGGCGTCGAGCTGATCCATTCTTCCAGCCGCTTGGGAGTGACGAGGCTGAGGTTCGTCCAGCTTTCCAAATGTTTGATCGACGGCGTCTGCGTGGTGGGGGTCGGGGTCGGCATGATGGTCACCTTGCGGGTTCGAACCGGGATCGGCTTATGAATCTTATAGTGGTTATTCCGCCGCCGTTTGTCAAGCACATGCTTCTGCACATGCTTCCGGCGGCGGTTGTAGTTTGCGCCTTCCAGTTGAATCTGATCGATCAATTCCCGCTGCTCTTTGATCGTCTCCAGAGCCTTTTGGATTGCCTGTTCGGGCGTCAACCCATCGGATTCTTGCAGCGTCTTGGCGAACTGGGCCAGCTCGTAAACGTGGGCACCGGAGTAGCCGGCCATTTGCGTGACGGCTTGCGCGATGGCGGCCGGCGGGTAACCAGTCAGCCACTTCGCCAGCATTTCGCGGCGGGCCTGCGGACTTGGGAAATCGAACTTCAGGACTTCGTGGAACCGGCCGGGCCGATCGATCAGTGCATCCGGCAGCCGCTCCGGAAAGTTCGTGGTCATGATCGTCCAAACTGCGGTTGACCTACTCACCCCGTCCATTTCGGTCTTGATGAGGTCCACCGTGGTATCGCGCAACCAGGCGTCGCAGTCCTCCATGCAGAGCGCGGACGGCGCGAGTTCCTTCGCCAACTGGAATGCGTAGGACATCCCGTCTTCGCCGCCGTAGTGCATGAAGTCTTTCGCACTCACCCAGATAAACGCCCCTTTGAGCGTGTTGCGGATGATCCGAGACGCCAGCGTTTTCCCGGTGCCCGGCGGTCCCGTCATGATCGTTCCGCGCGGGGCAAAGGCCAGTTGCTTCGCGTTGAATTGGTCCGCCACCCGACGCACCGCGACTTTGTTTTTCTCTTCCAGGAAGACATCGTCCCAGCCCTCGCTGGTCCGTTTGATGAAGTCGCCGGACAATGAGAACGCCTCACCCTTGAGGAAGTTGTTTTCGGTCGCCCACTTCCAGGCGTCGCTGATGATCTTCACCGCCATGCACGCTTCTTTATCCGACCGTTTGTCGTAAAAGGTGAGGTTGAGACCGCCCCACGTTTTTTCGACTTCGATCACGACCCGCTTCGTGTCATCGCGGCCCATCTTGTAGAACTGCATCCCATCAACCAGGAAGTCGGCGTCCAGTTTTGAGTTGAGCTGGATCAGTTCGCGGCGCGACGGCGTCTCCTTGCCGTCGCTGGTGAAGTTGCGTTCGGCGTCCAGTTGGAATTCCTCCATGACTTTCTTCAGTCCGGTGAGGAACGATCCGCGGCGCACGTTGGGAATGAACTCGCTCCGCTTGTCGATGTCGCGAATCCGGCACTTCAGGTACTTCGAAATCCACCCATAGATCAGAACGCTCGGTTCGACTTCGGCTTGCGGGTCGAAAGCCTGGTCCATTTCCTTGTAGAACTTCACCCGCTTGTGTTTGATTTGCAGCATCCGCCGTTGCAGGCGAGCGGTCGCCGTCGCCGTTCCGGTTGTGGCTCGCGCCGGTGCCCAACCGCCGACCACCAGCCCCTTTTTCTGAGCCGCCATCGGGGTGAGCATTTTCCGCATCACTGGACTCATCGGCCGGCGGTCATTGATCCAACCGCGTTCAACATACTTGCCGGCCAGTTCGCCCAGGGACGTGAGCCGCAGCGCTTCCGGGTTCATCGGCGGTTCGCCGCCGAGCCAAGACCATTCCAACAAGTCCCAGGTCTTGATGTGCCAACCGGCGACCGTCATTGCTTCCGGGTCCGCGTTCTGCGGCCGCGGTTCGCCGGTCAAGGGCGCGAAGCCGATCGACGTGGCCCGGATGAAATTCTGTTTCACCAGCGTGAAACAGTCGAGCGCGTCCGGTGTCGTCTGCTGGAAGCGACACGTTGACCATACCCGGTTGGTTTCCGGGTAGACCTGCATAACGCCGTTGACTTCCGCGATGCCGACCAGGAACTTCGAGGAACCGTGTGAGAGCAGCACCAGCGGGTTGCCGCGGTAGTATTGCAGTTGGCACCCGAGCGGTTCCATCATGTCGCCGCCGCGGTCCACCAGCTTGGTGGAAATGACCGCGCTCGCTGTCATCTTGGAATCGTCAATCTCAATGACCGCGTTGGTCGGGCCTTCCATCGTGGCGTTGGGACTGCCGGCGAGTTTGTACGCGAACTGGCGCTTGTGGTGGAATTGGCCGCGGGCCGCGATGGCGTCGGAAATGTTGTTTTGTGGCATCGGGAAGGACTCCGGGAAGGATCGGTTCCCGGAATCCTATCAGAAAGCGTTGTAGCTGGCTCTATTGGTTACCGGTTAGACTTACCGCCATCTTGGCCGACTGGCTTCCCATTCGGCGTCGCGGATCGCCTTGGCGGCTTTGTCCTCTTCGATCCATTTCTTCAGCGTTTCCAGCCGGCCGTTGCCCTCTTTGAGCAGGATTTTCTTGTCCGTGATGCCGCCGTTCAGGCTGCCGGCCAGCAGGTCCGTCAGCTCGACTTCCTGGTTTTGCTTCTCGCCGGGGAAGTCGAAATTGAACACGGCTTGGATGCCGGCCCGCGCGGCGTCCCAGTCGCGGATCCGCGCCACGCGGCTTAATGAACCGCCGACATCCGGTTCCAACAGCGACTCGGTCCAGGTCTCGATCTTCTTGACGAACTTCGGCAGCGACTGCCCTTTCTTCTGATGCAGCGACACGCTCCATGACGAACGGTCGAAATGGTTGAAGTCGTAATACAGTTCGTATGTCCACAAACCGTCCGTGCCGATCCCGAACGTCGCATGTGTGACCGTCAAGGCTTCCGGATGGCAACTATTCGGCCCCGGCTTTTTGAACTTCCGACCGCACACGTCGAGCGCCGGCCAGTCGAATCGTTCATCCGGAATCAGGAACGGCTTTTCGAGATCGGCCCGGGTGTTGAATCCCAGCGAGGCCAGAAACGCCCCGCCGCCTTCCCGTTCGCCGACCCGGCCGAGCAACTTCGCCACACACCGATGCGGTTGATCCTCCGCCGTGAACGCCGGGAAACTGTAATAGTTGATCCCGCTGGTCAGGATCAGGCATTCCAGCCCCTTATTGCCGGCCGACCACGTCAACAGTTTCCGCGCCAGCCACTGATAGGCCAACGTCCATTCGATCTTTCGCACATGGTAGTATTCCGCCGATCCGATCGCGTCCGCGAGACAGAGGCGAATCTTCCCGGCCGGGACGATCTCGCGGCCGGCCGCGGTCATGAGCCGCTTCGCGTGCGGTTCGATCATCGGCCAGTGCTTTTCCGGTTGATAATCCCCCATGCCGGTCAACCATTCATGGATGCTCAGCGCGCTCTCTTTGCCAATTTCTTCGGCGTCCGCGAGCCATTCAATGTCTTCCTCGATCATGTCTTTGGATGGACTGCACAGCAGCGCTGCCCCGCAGCCCTCACAGAACGGTTGCGAATCCGTTCCCCCCGCAGAACCACCGTCGCCGGCGATCTCGGTGTATTGATCCTCCGCGTTCGTCCGACCGGTCGCGTAGCAATCGTCGCAGTCTTCCATCACGCCGTCGATGCCGTTCCGCCATTTCCCCTCACCCTTGCACCGCTTGCACGGATCGAACTTTGTCGCCGCCAACAGGTTCTTTTTGACCTCCTTCTCGGCACAGTCGTGGCAGTAATCGCCTGACTCGTTCCCGTCCGAATCTTCCAGCCAGCAACGGTTCTCGATCGTCGCATCGCCGTAGAGTTCCCGCAGCCACGCCACAAAATCGATCTTCAATTGTGGGTCGTTCATCGCCAGCCCCCTATGTGGAATTGGTTTCTCATTGAAGTCTGCATCATATCTTGGATTTGTCAAACAGAATTGCCGGTCGAAATGAAGAGGGCCGAACGGTCGCGGCGCTCCTCTGAGTTCGCCACAACCGCCGGCCCATTGAAAGCGGGGTGAAATCGCCGGGCCGTCGCCCACTCGGCCGCAGGCTCAATCACCCCGCTGACCAATCCTGCACCACAATTCCCCGTTGTCAAGGAAAATTTGTCGGAATGGTGAGGTCGGAGCGCACTGGCCCTATCGGGATAGAGCCAGAGTGCAGGGAACTTGCCCGAACGGAGCCGGTCATCGCTTCCTGGTGCTGGGTTTCTTGGTACGCGATCCCAGCCGCCGGGAACTGCCCCCGGTCCCTAACGCGCCACCGTCTTCGCCTGGCCCCCTTCCCGTTCACCAGGGAACGTCCCCCGGCTATGCTGGCCTTGATCCCAGCGCCACGCTCGTGATGGTATTGATTCGTTCCGGGTACTTCACGCGCCCCCGGATGCGGCCTGGCCCCGAACCCCGCAGGGTCCGCTCGGAGCGGACGGTTGCCAACGAACGGCTATAGATTTCGGGAATAAAGTCAGAAATGGTGGTTGACTGTACAGCAGACGTGTCGCATAATGACAGCGGTTGCTTGGCCAAGGCACCAGTTCAAGTCGAAAGGTTGGGATGTTGATAGCATCCCGACCTTTTTTTATTCGCCCGCACTTCACATTACGAAACTGATCCCCCCCGGTCAACCAATTGGTGCCTGAGCGTTGATAATCAACACCGGGGATTCGCTGCACACAACAGCCGGCGGTTGCAACGTGCTGACGCCGTCGAGAACGAAATGGAGTTCCTTCGGTTGGTTCAGGGTCACCGATTGTTTCGCCATCTCCAGGGCGTCCGCGAACGTCTTGCCGCCGCCGCCGAGCCAGACCGTTGACTTCCACGGGGCGCGGACGTTGGTGCGGACGAAGACTTCCCATTCCGGATGGTTGATCCAAAACTGTGGATGCAGGCCGCATTGCTCCGCGTCGCTCTTGCGGATGATGCTGTACTGGAATTCAATCATGCCTTGCCTCATGTGTTGTTGCAGCAACCGGTTCGCGTGCAGACCCCCAGGGCGTCGTTTGGCGCTCCGCAAGCGTAACAGCGCGGAACGGCATCGGCCAGCAGTTTCCGCAACGTGGCAGCCGGGATCAGGACCGGACAGACGAGTGATTCCGGATGATCGAATTCGTCGCCGGCCCACGCCCAGTAGTCGCCGTTCGCCTTGTCGCGATGCAGCTTGATTTCTTGCTGCATCTGTTCGATGCTTTCCCTCTGTGTCGCCATCAAATTAGCGGCAATCTTGAGTTGCCGGCTGGCCTCCTGGGCGATGCGGTGCCAGCCGGCCAGCGCTTCCTCAGTGTTGCCGGGCACCGATCCGTCCGGGAACTGGAGCCGGCAGATCGGCAGGTCGCGCAAGCGTTCTAGCTCCGCGGCATCGGTCTGGGCCTGGGCGGCTTTGTAGGTCCGCAACGCCTTTTCCCAGCCGGTTTCCGCGGTCGCTTCGTTCTCGATAGGCGGGTCTGGAACTTCGACCCATTCCCATTCGTGATCGGGAACGGCTGAGTCAGGCGGCATCCGCTGGCCGTCCAGAGCCGTCACGGTTTGTGCAATTTGCTGGTCGGTTGCCGGTTTATGGCGCTTCACTCTAATCTTCATCGGCCAATCCTTTCGTTATGATTTCGGTCTACTGCTTGCGCGAGCAGTTCGTTTATTTCAGAATGTCACTCGATAAAGTCCACGCAACGGGGCGTCGTGCATTTGGCTTGAATGTGCCCGTTATAGCCGCTCCGCCGGTAATGCAGGACACCGAGTTCGCAGCACGGGCAGGGAATTGAGCTGCGGCTTTCCGGTGTGCCCCTCTTCCATTTTCCACCCAGATGAACCACGATCGACGCGCGGGCCATCTCGCATTTTTCGCTGAGCCGTTCCATCTCCGCTTCTATTCTCGCTTCTTCCGCCGCGGCGTCAGCCGCTTGCGTCGGGTCGCCGGTCTTCATTTTTTGATTCCCTTTCGAGTTTGTCAAGCCAGCGATTGATTTCTTCGTAAGACTTGAAATGTACCGGCAGCGATTGTCCGTAGACCGTCAGCCGCCATATCCGCTGGAAGCAATCTTTCGACTTGCCGCCGAGCCGTAGCCCGTGCGTTTTAAGCCGCGCCGTCGTCTGAACCCGTCGCTGTGTGTTGGTCATCGGAGGTTTCCGGCGGTTGATCTTCAGGTTTCTTTACTGGGAGTTCGAATCCCCACCAGTCGCGATTTCACCGTCGCATAGCTTTCCCTGCCAACATCTCGCTTGCAAGTCCGGCAGTACGCTTGTGGTCTGCCGCTGGCCATAGGGTTGTAGAAGTCCGTTGGAGGTTTCGCGGTGTTACACAACTTGCAGAACCGCCAGTTTGGAGGATAATCGTAAAACGTGTCGCCTGGGAAATTGCGGTGCCGGCAGTTACACCCCATGCACATGAACCGCATCTCGCCGTTTCGGTCGTGTTGCAAAGAGACTGTTGCTGAATGCCGGTCGCCATGCCATTCCATCGTGATTCGGCAGTGTGGGCATTTCATGCCGTCTGCCATCACAGATGCCGCCATCGCAGCGAACTCGTCATGGGTTGGGATTTGTTTGCCCCTTTTTCGTGCAATGTTCGCCATCGTATCGAACCGATTGTGGACGACACAAAGCCACCGATCACCACGAAAACGAAAGCCGGCTTGTTCACATTTGGCGCATTTCTTCTTAGAATAACGTCTGGACATGACCATCGCTCCTTTCAGCGTGGTTGTGTTGGTGAGCCAAACGGATCGTACCCCGTTTGGCTCACGTTATTCTATGAACTCGCATCAACCTCTCCCCGTTTTGGTGGTTCCACAAATCCGTTCCAGTCGCATTCATCACAGCCTTTCCCTTCGCACCAATGGCATTCGTCGCCGCGGTCGATCTCCGGTTCGTCCGGTTCGTCATCCATCAGGCCGCTCCGCGAAGAGTTTCTGCCATTCGTCCGCCGTGATGTCGCCGCCGTCTCCGCTGAGCCGATCCCCGTTGATCCGATCGTACCATTCGACCGGCCCGCTCGTGCAGTGCCAGCCGTGGCCGATCAGATAGTTGACCACCTGCCGGGCGTCCTCGTCGGTCAGGGTCGCCGAGTCCCAGCACCAGTTGCCGACCCACTCGGCAAAACTGAGCGGCTGAACCTCGACCTTGCCGATACGCAGCTTGCCGCCGCCTTTGAACGCCATCCGGACCCGGTGACCGTTCAGCTCGACGCTCTCGCCGCGCACCTCGATCGTGGCGTCGCCCAACCAATGCTGAAACAGACCGCCGCGGGGATCGTTGCAGCAGAGCATCAGGATTACGCTCATGACGACACCTTTTCAAGACGCACCGGGCGGATCTCCCAGACCCGTTCCACCCCCTGGCCGATTCCGAAGGTTCCGACATACCGGCCGAGCCAGCCGGTTTCCGGTTCGATGAAGAACACGGTCGGAATACTTTTGCCGGTCTTGCAATCGATTACCCGGTAGGACGTGTTCACGTCCGCAATCGCTGGGTCGATGGTTCCGCCGTTCCGCCAGTCGGCCCGGCCGGGCACAAAGCCGCCCGGCCCGAGCCAGTCCCGATGAATCACCATCGTGTCCGAGACCGCGATGGTGAAGTCCAGAGTCAGAGGGAAATCGACCAGCGGATAAATTCGGACCTGCCCCCATTTTTTGTTCGTGATGTCCCACACCACATTCCAGCCGCGCGGGTTCAGCCACGCAATCGCCTTGTCGGCGTCGATCCGGGCGGTGAGCAGCGTTTCCGGTTGATGGCCGGCCACGATGTTGGCGTTGACTTTCGCGATCAGGGGATTGGGAACATTCAGGTCGCTTTTCATAGTTTGAACTCTCGCTGAATTCGAATCGCCGTGACGATCCGTTCAAGGGATTTCGTTTCGATCGCATCGGCGACGGAACCGCCTCGCGTCCGCAGCCGCTCCGCCAAGTATTCGGCGTAATCGCCATGCGGCCGCGGCCCGAGGGCAATCAGGTCGCGTTCGTTGACCCCCAAGAGTGACCGCGGCGAAGTCGCTGAATCGGCGAAGTCGGCGTAGACGCACTCTTCGGGGTCCAACTGGTACAGTTCTTGCAGACGACGGGCGGAAACGAAGTGTTTGTTCCCGTCCGATTTTGAGAACACATCACCACCCAGCAGCAGGTATTTCTTTTGCATCGCGTGACCCTCTCTGGGCGAAGTCCGTTGAACTTTTGCACGCGATTACCGCGAAGTCAACCGGCCGGCAACCCTGTATTCACTGTCGGGAATTCTCGACAATCGCGCAAATCTTCCGGCCATTCCGCCGGGTTGCCGCCCTTCTTGTCGATCAGTTTGAGCGGTATCATTCCGCCCCATTTTTCGTCGTGCGGGTCGTCCTTGAAATTCCAGTCCGCGCGTTTGGCGACAAACTCGGCTTCGCTGACGAGGGGAGCCGACCCGAACTGTTTGAGGAAGAACGCCACGCCCGCCTGTTTGCACTGGTCGCGCAACGATCTTGCCCACACAACGTCGAACGGCCGCGAGCCGTGGCCGGATTCGCCGCCGCAAATCACCCAATCAATGCCCGGACCTTTCTTCGGCTCAACCCCGCGAGGACAATGAGCGACATTCCCCCATGCGTCCCATACCATGCCGCGACCGTCGCTCGCGTAAGTGCTGCCATTGTTAAAGTCAATCGGCCCCAATTGCGGCTCGACACTCAGGAACCGCACGGCCGCGGGAATCTTCAGGATCTTCGGTATCTCCGAGTCGGCCCGCTCCTGGTTGCCGACGCTGGTGCCGAGCCAGACGTTGGGGAATGGCCATTCGGAACCGTATCCTGCCTCGCAAACCATCCGCTCCACGTTCTCGATTCTCTTTGTGAGAAGTAGATAGTCGAGATTCTGCGTTGCTTGGATCAGCTTGAAGAGTCGAACGCGAATATCCTGCATGGTGAGCGGACGCCAGTCACCGTTGTGACTGATTCCCGGCTCACGGGCCTCGTCATAGCCGCCCACGAATCGCCACAATCGCCGCCCTCGTGAATCCACCATCGGCCCGCGCCAATCCTCAAACACGTCGGCCAACGACGCACAGAACACACGAGGGCGGCGCGGCGGGAGTAACTCCTTGCCGCATTTCCCGCACCATCCCCCGTGCGGAGTCAGTTGCGGCAGTTGGCATTCATTGCACCACCAGAATCCGGCCGCCCTATTCCATTTGATCGGCTCTTTCCACTTCGATTCGGACGCGACGCGCCGCGTGCCGTTCGGCCCCCACACGACCGACTTCCAACGGTTGGCGCGAGTCTCCGCATAGCAGTTGGCACACTCCGGACTGACCTTCGTACAGCCTTCCCACGGATTGAAGGTGTTATCGCACCATTGTATCTTACTGTTTTCCATCTGTTTCTCCGCGTTTGAGTTTCGCCCGTTCGTCGGTCGCAACGAAATGATTCCACAGTTTCGCGACCGCTTCACCGAAGTCGGATCCGATCCCGAACACGACCTTGCGAGCCTCGGCCTCGACTTCTTCCAGTGTCAGAATTCGCCGTACCGAGACGCTCGGAGCCAGCATCCCGCCGGTCGGTTCCACTTGCGCGACCGCCGGCGGGTCGCGGTCGGATTGTCGCCGCTCAGTCATCGTTATCCTCGCCAAACGAGTTTGCCCGGATCGGCATCGGCCGGCCCGCTGTCGCAACCGATGCCGATCCCGAGAGCCATCCGGAGCGGCGTTCCGTAGCCTTTTTCATCCGCATCAATGACTGGACCACACCAATACCGATTCTCCGCAAACCGGAGTCCAGGGCAAGGCAACGGTGCCTTCTCGCCGAAAATCGACCGCCCGAGCGCACAGATTTCCGTCTTGCAGCAGAACCCGCAGCCGTTG